ATGGAGGCGGCGGTAAAATTTATGGGCCTATCGAACAGGCTGGTGGTGATTTTGTGAGCGACGGAGTGTCGCTTCAACACCACACCCATAATGAAAATGGGGATGTAACCAATGAACCCAACGGAGGAACAAGTGAAAGTTAAAAAATACACGGTACTTAAAGAGTTCAGGATTCACGGGAAAGGCAGACAGGAAGTCGGAACTGTTGTTGAAATGGCTGAACAGGAAGCCCGCTACCTGCTTAAGGAAGGCAAGCTGGAAGTGAATAAAACCACAGCCAACATGTCCAAATCCAAGGAAACAGGCGGTAAATAATGCGCGGCATGTGTGCAGTCACGGGTAAACCATCAGCCGGTTACGCCCATCTTAAACAGTCCATTTCGGATATCCTGACAACTCCCATAGGGTCCCGCGTTATGCGCCGGCAATATGGGAGCGATATTCCGGATTTGATTGACGCACCCATGAACGGGGAAACCGTAATAGATGTTTTTGCGGCTGTGGCCGTAGCTCTGGACCGATGGGAGCCGCGCTTCAGGCTTGATCAGATTTATGTGCTCAGTGCCACAGCCGGTCATATGGAAATTGGCCTTGAAGGCGAATATCTGCCTGAAGGAAAACCTATTAAGCTAGAAAGGATTGTACTGTCATGAAAACCGGATTTTCTCCTATAGACCTATCAAAATTGCCAGCTCCTCAAGTTGTTGAAGAACTGGATTTTGAGGTGATTTTTCAGGAGCTGCTGTCTGGGTTCAAATCTCTACATCCAGAGTTTACTGCGATAGTTGAATCTGATCCTGCTTACAAAATTATAGAAGTTGCTGCATATCGGGAGCTGCTCTTGCGCCAGCGTATTAATGATGCTGCCCGTGCGGTGATGGTTGCTTATGCTCCGGGTGCTGACCTAGATAATTTGGCGGCTCTTGCTCCTATCGAGCGCAAGCTGATTAATGCTGGCGACTCTGAAGCCTGCCCGGTTATTCCCCCTACTTATGAAGATGATGAAGAATTTCGTAAGCGTGTCCAAATGGCTCCTGAAGGATTTTCCGTTGCCGGAGCCGCCGGTGGATATGTTTTTCATGCTCTTTCTGTTGAGCAAGTAAAGGATGTAGTTGCTTTGTCTCTTATTCCGGGGCGCGTGGATATTTATATCCTTTCGCGCAATGACAACGGATTACCGGATGCGGACACATTAGTAGCTGTAAAAAGTGCTGTGAATGCTGAAACTGTTCGCCCGTTGACTGACTATGTTGAAGTTCATGCCGCTGATTTGGTTGCATACGAAATTGAAGCGGAAGCATGGTGTCAGTCCGGCCCGGCTTCTGCCGCTGTTCTGGCTGAAGCATACAAGAATATTCAGCAGCTTCAGCTTGAAAAACATGCCTTTGGAAAAACAGTTCCTTTATCCGCAATTTATGCGGCTATTCACGTTCAGGGGCTTGAAAAGGTTAATTTGATTAAACCTGTAGCGGACTTGATTCTTGAACCCCATCAAGTGCCGTACTGCACTTCAATCAAGCTGAACGGGGGGCGGTAATGGCTGATCTTTTACCCATTAGCGCGACCAAACAAGAGCGGGCTTTGTCCGAATCAATGGCCCGTATCGAATCCGTTCCGATTCCTATTCGCAAGCTTTGGAACCCCGACACATGTCCGGTTGAACTTTTGCCGTGGTTGGCTTGGTCACTTTCCGTTGATTGGTGGGATGATGAATGGCCAGAATCAGTCAAACGGGAAATGGTCCGTTCCAGCATTCAAATACACCGTCATAAAGGCACACCGTGGGCCGTCAAAAAGGCTTTGGAAATTGTCGGCCTTGATGATGCCGAAATCATAGAACGTTCTTCTCTGCTTCAGGAATACGACAAGCAAGGCGGTTTGCGCCTTGATGGTTCTTGGCGGTGCGAACCGAATCAAAGGCTTTCTCCATTTGAACGGCTTACTGGTTCCTTGTGGCCTTACCATTGGGCAACTTTTCATGTGCGGCTGAACATTGCGCAGGCTTCAAAGCCCGGCATCTTGGAAACCGCACGTAAGGCCGTGGACATGGCAAAGCCTTTGCGCTCATGGCCCTTGTGGAATGTCTTTCTTTCCATGACCGGACCGTCACCCAACGAAGCAAAGAGTGGTGCTTCAGCTTTAACCGGATCAACCATCCCTCAACCTGCCAACCTTCGCCTTGACGGCTCGTGGACTCTCGGCAGGGATAAAGCTCCGGCCCGGTTGAAGGGGCAACCGTTGGGCTTTGCCCTTGGTGAATCTATTCCCGGCATTGTCACAAAGCGGCTCAAGAATGAGCGTCTTTCTACTGCCATTCACGGCTCTAAAACATTGGCTATTAACCCCGGCGAACTTGATTTGCGGCGTGATCCGCTCTGCAGATTGTCCGAGAAAATAATGCGCCTTAATGGTGCATGGAATGTTGGGACCGGGTTAAGTCTTAACGGCGGCTGGAACCTGTCTGGTGAAACCCGACTTGTTGAAGCTGCTCGGCTTGGCAAGTTGCCCGACTATCGGCTTAACGGCAAGCTTCGCCTTGGCATTTCAAACCCTGTTTGCACTACGTGGCCCAGTGTCCACTAAGGAGAATTTATGGCTGTAACTGCTTCAGCAACAAACGCTTACTGGAAAATGCTTGCTGACGAGCTGCTGGCAAAGCTTCAGCAAGAAGACGCAATTATGAAGATAGGTACGGGCGGTTGGGCGGATAATACCCCGGTTGCCATTGATACGGCAGAAGCCGACTTGCACAGCCCCCAGCTGACTAAGACGCTGGCGGACGTTTACAAACCCGATAATTACACCGTTGTCGCAACAGTCCGTGTGGTTGCCGGGGATATGACAACATCCGCAAGTGAAGCAGGGCTGTTTGTCGGTGAGAAGCTGCTATTTGTCCGAAATTTTGAACCCGTTCCTGTTCAAGATATGGATTACTTTGATGTTAAAATAACTATCCCTTTTAAAGTCGTTTAAGGAGGCATTTAAATGGCTGATACAATATTAAAACCAATCGGATTAATACCCGAAACGGATGAAACAGGGCAGGCTCCGGCGGCTACTCCGGCACTATTTAACGGGCCGTTTGGAAAAACTCAGAATAACTTTGATGCGCTTGAACCTATTGTGCAGGATGTGATTGCCGCGAAAGGCTCAGCATCAAGCTTAGCTTCAAAAATGGAAACCGTTGAAAGCGCAATCGGAAATCTTGAAACTTCAGATGCTGTTTCGGTTTCCAAAGCTGTCCGGCTGGCTTGGAAGCGGTCTGATGAAGGTTATGCCGTTGAACAATTCAGCCCCAACATGACACTGATTGAGTTTGACCCGATCAGTGTTACCCGCACTGTTCAGGGTGATGATTCCGTAGACGTTGAATCTACTAAAACACTTAAGGTTGGCAACACTTATGTGATTTCCGGCAATGGCAGACAAGAATCTGTAACTGTAGCAGAAATTCTAAACGCTACCAGATTCAAAGCCGATGCAAACCTTACCCATACTCTTGATGCGGGCAAGATGGGCCAGACTGACTGGCAGATTCATGCAGGTTATGCAATAGCACCTACTGGTGGGGTCTACTATTCCAGCGCAATGTCCGTGCTTCGTTACTACGGCAACGGTATGCTGGATATTCGCCGCGACAACAATGAAGGTAAGCTTACCGTCAAGGTCCGTACCAAAGGCGGAGGCTGGCAGGATGCCGTGTTGCTGGAAACCGTTGAAGAAGAATCCGAAACCCGGAATGAATTTTATAAACTACCCGTTGGCGGTATTGTAGAGCTTCAACTGGTGGCGGATAAGGAAATCAAGGTTGATTACCTAATGGTCTACACTAGCCCTGAAGCAGGTCGCGCATATCCTGTTGCCCAGCCTGCCAACCTGACCCCGGCACACAGTGCGGTATCCGTTGTTGATCCGGTGACGCTGACCGGGACCAAGCCTCGCTCCCTATATGGAATAGCTATTGCTTCCGTTACGGTTCAGATTGCAACCGATTCCAACATGCAAAACATTATTCACAGCGCAACCGTTGACAATCCCAGCGGTGAATTTTCCTACACAACCCCCAGCGGTACCGTAGAAGTAGAGAAAAACTACTTCTGGGATTTCTATTACACCGATGAAGACGGCAACACTTCCCCGGCCTCAAAAGCAACCGGATTTTCCACAGCTTCAGTCTTTGAATACGTGGTCCCGCCTATGGTCATTTCCCCGGCAAACGGTTCCGCCGATGTTATGGCCCCGCTTACCGTACGACTGTCGGATTTCGCTGCTTTTGGTTCCGCAGACACACATGCAGCTTCCCGTATAGAGGCCAGCAACACCCCAGATTTTTCCTCTATCCTGTTCGATTCCGGCGAAGTTGCACCCGATGCCGACATTCGGATTACCGAAGCGGACGGCCTTGCTGTGTCCACCGATCTTTATCTCAGGCCGTACCACAAAGGAACAAACCTTGGTTGGTCTGCCGCTGGCCCGACCTGCAAGGTGCGTCTCGCTGATGCTTTCTTTCTCAATTATTGGGGGGATGGTTCAGACGGTGACGCGGTGATCAATAACCGCGTTGAACTTCCTTCCGTTACCAACGGTGACATGGTGGTCAAGAACTACCGCAATCTGACCATTGAGGCAGGCGGAGTTCTCACCGTGGCAAATCAGTGCCGGGGAATGCTTCTTTATGTCTCCGGTGATCTGACTCTTAATGGTTCCATTGAAATGGATAGCAAAGGTTGTCGCTGTAATCCGGCTGATGCTATTGTTACTTCCTTTACTCCGCTTCCTGCCAGTGACGGCAAAGGGGTTGGTGAAGGCGGGCTTGTTTTTGCCCGTACGAAAAGAGGCAACGGCGAAAGCGGTTCCAGTGACTTGTCCGGTTGCGGCCTTGCTGCTGTTGCAGCTGAAGCCAATCAGTCCACCGTATCGGACGGCATTATGCTTACTATTGCCAGAGATAACGAAGCAGGGAAACGCGGTGGTGATGGAGGTGGTCCCGGTGGCCCTGGTGGGTTTGGCGGCGGTGCTGGCGGTGGAGCTGGTCGTGGCGGGGGTTCTTCTGCTTCAGGAGTAAACACCGCAGGAACAGGTGCAGGTGGTTCTAGTGCCGATGGCGGTGGAGCTGGAACAGGAACTCCTCCACAATCTGGTGGTGCTGGCGGTTGCGGCGGTGCTGGAGGGTTGATCATCATCTTCGTTAAAGGGTCAATCCTGATTGGCAATACCGGAAAAATATATTTTGGCAGTCCGAACGGTGGCAATAACGGCGGGCAAGGTCGCGGCGGTGCGGGGGGTGGACGTGATTCTGGAAACGGCGGTGGCAATGCTGGAGGCAAAGGCGGCATCGATGGCGGTAACGGCTACGCCTATGGCGGTGGCGGTGGTGGTGCCGGGAGTTGTTTTTCCGGTGGTTCCGGTGGTGGAGCAAGTAAATACAGCCTCAGCACCAGTTGGGTCGGCGGAATTAGCTATGACGGCGGTGGTGGAGGTGGTGCAGGAAGCAACCTTCTACTTGCTTATGCTGGCAACTACACCAATCACGGGTCAATTGAGAACTTTGGCGGGCAAGGTGGTCCGTCCAGCCATGTCAGTTACGTTGGCAGTGATGGTGCGGCAGGCGTGAACTTGATTGTTCAGATTGACGTATAAGGAGATTACAGCATGATTTTGATACATGATGAAAATGTAAAAGTTTCCCGTGATGTGGTTGAGCAATACGGCGAACAGGCTGAAAGCGTCATTGTCTGGAATGACGCTTCGCCCGAAGCCGCATTGAAGAAGGAAGCATATTTTAAAAAATGGGACCCGCACCCGGCACAGCTTCCGTCAGTGTTCCCTTCCGTAACACATCCCACATTGCCTGTTGTCTGCTCGGTTGTTGATGATCCGGCAACAGACCTGCAAGCGGCGGTGGTTGCATTCTATAACACCCACTTTGCTGAATACGGTTCCGCCGGTTACGGCACCACATGGGCCGAACTGGTTGCATCCGAAGCAATTTCCATTGAAAAAGCCCGCGAAGCTGTCACCACAGCCATTAAAGCGGAAGCCCAGCACCGAATCCTTTCCCTGTGGGCTGTAACCACAGTTGAAGACTCCATTGTTCGCCAGATGAACCAGCAGCGCGCAGATAATGTCGCCGGGACCACTGACGAACGTTTCACCAAAACAGACGCTATCCGTACCGCTTCAAACAATTTTGAAGCGGCCCTTGCTGACATGGACAAGGAAGCCCTTGCCGCGCTGGTTGTGCGGGAATGGGACGGCTGGCCTATAACTAATAACGAATAACAGGAGAATAATATGGGAACGGATTTCCTCCACGGCTGTGAAACCGTGGAAATCAACAATGGAACCAGACCGATCAAGGTGGTGAAATCCTCCGTTATCGGTTTGATTGGAACAGCTCCGGATGCGGATAACGATGTTTTTCCTATGAATGAGCCTGTGCTGATTCCCGGTAATCAGCTTAAGGCTGCAAAGCTCGGCCAGACCGGCACTCTGAAAGATGCTGTTGACGGCATATTCGATCAGACAGGGGCAATGGTTGTGGTCGTGCGCGTTGAAGAAGGCGCGGACACTACGGCAACTATGTCTAATATTGTCGGCGATGGAACTGCCCAGACAGGCGTTCATGCTTTCCTTGGTGCTCAATCTCATGTGCATGTTACACCTAAGCTTTTAATTGCTCCCGGTTTCACCTCGCAGCGCGTTGCTAACGCAGCAAATCCAGTTGTTGCCGAACTGCTTGGAATAGCTGAACGACTCAGGGCCGTTATCATTGCTGATGGTCCCAATGACACGAACGCAGAGGCCATCGCATACCGTGAGGATTGGGGGTCTGCGCGCATCTATGTTTGTGATCCAGCCGTCATGGTTTGGGATACAACTCTTAATAAACCAGTGAGTAAGCCTGTTTCATCTCGTGTTGCAGGGCTGATCTCTAAAATGGATAACAAAGTCGGCTATTGGGCCTCCCCTTCAAATAACATCATTAACGGTGTTGTGGGACTTGCTCGGGCTGTTGATTTTAATCTGTCTGATCCTAATTGTGCCGCAAATTATCTGAACGAAAACGAAGTGGCCACAGTAATTCACCATGAGGGCTATCGACTCTGGGGCAACCGCACTTGTGCAACTGATCCTCTGTGGGCTTTCCTGTCTGTACGCCGCGCTCATGACATGGTTTACGAATCTATTGAACAGGCATTCTTATGGGCAATGGATAAGCCGTTCAGTGCCCAGCTCATTCTGGATATTCAAGGTTCGGTAAATGCATTCTTGCGTCACCAAAAGGCTCTCGGTGCGATCCTTGGCGGCAAGTGCTGGCTTGATCCGGAACTCAACACCAAAGAAACTCTTATGGCCGGACAGCTTTATCTCGATTTCGACAACGAAGCCCCGGCTCCGCTTGAGCGATTGACATTCCGGGCACACAGAAACAACGGTTATTACACAGAACTGGTTAATCAGGTTCTGACTGCATAAGGAGTAATTATGGCGACTACAACACTTCCTAAAAAACTAAAGAAGTTTACAGCGTTTGTTGATGGGATCGGCTATCTGGGCAAGGTACAGGAACTTGAATTGCCCAAGCTGTCTGTCAAAACTGAGGAATACCGTTCCGGCGGTATGGATGCTCCGGTAGAAATTGATATGGGCATGGAAAAGCTTGAAGCTACTGCCACTTTTGCAGAGTACAGCCCGGATCTGTTTAAAAAATTCGGGGTGGTTGAAGGCGAAGATGTACCATTTACCTTTCGCGGAGCTGTCCGGGCTGACGCTGAAGCAGAAGCGGTCATTATTGAGATGCGGGGCCGTATACGGGAGCTGGATATGGGGACGTGGAAAGCCGGTGATGATTCAACCCTGAAAGTATCCATTGCCCTGCGCTATTACAGGGTAACCATTGCAGGGACTGATGTCATTGAAATTGATCCGGTTAACATGATCCGCAAAATCGGTGGCACGGATCAGCTTGCAAGCGAACGTGATGCTTTGGGCATTTAAACGGAATTCAAAGGAGATTTTAAAAAATGGGTAATAAGAAGATAACTCTCAGTGACGGCAAGGTGGTTACCATGCGGGTTCCCATAGTAAAAGACATGCGTATCGTTTCCGCTATCAAAGATCAGTTCGAGCAGGATGCCAGAATGTTCTGCAACCTGACCGGTATGACCCCTGAAGAAATCGATGCATTGTCCCTTAAGGATTATTATACCCTGCAAAAGGAGTTCTCGGATTTTTTGTCCTAGACTGGAAAGAATGCATGCAGGTCATGGCTGATATCGGCCATGCTCTGCATTTCAGTCTGAGCGAATTGCTGGGGCTGACAATTGAGGAGCTGATGGGATTTCATAATGAAGCGGAAAGACTGAACTAATAAACTAGATGTTCCTACGAATCCAACCGCAAGTCCTGTAAAAACGGCTACGACAAAAACAAGTCCGCCGGCTTCATCAAAACTGTTGCCGCTTAATAGGGAGATCACCCCGGCAACAAACGGTATGGTCCATCCAAATCGGTTTAAAAAAAATGCACACATGGTCTCCTGGAGTAATTATGGATAACAAGTTTGTCGTTTCAATGCTGTTCAAAGCCGTTGCCGACAGTAGTGTCTTTTCTACTTTTTCGGCACTGCGCAATAACATACAGGGACTCAGCGATGAGGAGCGGAAACTTGAGGGGCAGTCAAATCGTTATAAATCAGCTTTGACTAAACTTTACGGTGCATGCAGACAAAATACCGGAGCGCATAAAGGTTTTGAACGTGCTATTGGAAAAGTTGAAAAAAGACTTCATACAGCCCGCAAGGCAATGAGTGATTACCACAAGGAGACTAACAGGCAAAAAAGATCTGATTTGCAAGGCGACATGATGGGAGTAGCCAATATAGCCATGACCGCCGCAACCCCGATCATGGCGGCGGTGCATTTTGAAAGTTCTATGGCAAACGTGCGCAGCACGGTGGATTTCAAGGACGAAAGTGAGTTTAAACAGATGGGGTTGGACTTGCAAAACATGTCAGAGCGTATCCCTATGGCTATAAGTGGGCTTGCGGATATTGCGGCGACAGCAGGTCAAGCAGGTATATCCGCAAGTGAACTCCCGGAATTTATTGAAGATGCTGCAAAAATGGGTGTTGCTTTTGATATGAGCGGCACAGAGGCCGGTGGCGTTATGCTCGGACTGCGCAGCATCTTTAAACTCAATCAGGATGAGGCTGTATCTCTGGGAAATGCAGTTAATCATCTATCGAATAATATGGATACAACCTCTTCCAGTATGCTTAATGTAATGAATCAGACCGGTTCATCGGGTAAAATGATCGGACTTACCGGACAACAGGTTGCCGCATTGGGGTCGACTTTTTTAGCTTTAAAAACTTCACCGGAAGCTGCTGGTACAGCCATGAATACCATGTTCACCAAACTGGCTACCGCAGACAAACAAGGAAAGAAATTTCAATCAGCCTTGCAGGCAATCGGTATGGACGCACAAGGTTTAAAGGCTGCCATGAAAGATGATGCTCAAGGGGCAATTCTGACTTTTCTTGAAGCTATTGACGGGGCAGAAGACAAAACGGGTATTATCACCGCCCTGTTCGACGCAAAAGACTCTGATAAAATTACAAAACTTGTAGGCGGGTTAGATAAATATAAAAAAGCCTTGGGGTTGGTAGCGGATAAAACGAACTATGCAGGATCAATGCAGAAAGAATATGACATTCGCTCTAAGACTACTGCAAGCAAGTTGCAGTTGATGAAAAACAAAATGACAAATGCAGGGATAGCAATCGGTTCACTTCTTTTACCCGCATTGAGTGTTGCTGCGGAGATGCTTGGAAGCGTTGCCGGGGCAATCCGTTATGTTGCTGAAGAATTCCCTCTCCTAACTAAGAGTGTAGGAATGATTGCCGGACTCTTAATAGGATTTAAAGTAGCTGCCTTGGCTAGTGGCTATGCCGCGACATTCCTTTCTGACGGTCTGAATACAGCCAAAACTGTATTCACTTTTCTTCGCCCTTCCATATTAAAAACGAACATTGCGTTGGGTTGGAACCGGGCGGTAATGCTTAAAAACTCTATTGCTTCAAATCTTGCGGCCTTGAATCTAAGCAGGTTTGGCATTGTTCAAAAGACTGTAGCTCTGGGGGGTAAAATCTGGGCCGGGGTGATGTGGGCGGTAAATGCCGCCATGACCGCAAACCCCATAGGCTTGATTGTTGCCGGTGTGGCCGCTCTTGTGGGGTTTGTCTATCGGCTGATTACCTCATGGGACAAGCTTGTTTCAGCATGGAAGAACAGTTCAGGAATTCTCAGCGGGATCGGCAATGTGGTCTCTACTTTTTTCGGTTTCGGGGATGATGAGGAAGAGGAAAAGGAAGAGCAAGAAACAGAAAAAAAGATTCACAAAAAAGTCGGAGTTGTTCAGGAAAGTCTTGATGAATCTCCGAGGGTGAGTCCTGAAAAGAATACCCGACTTGCCGGTCCTGTTATTCCGGTTCTTACTGATGCTGCTACAGGGGTGACAGCAACTGCTCTTGATAAGTTTTTAAGTGACGACCACAGGGGAGTCGTTGAGAAAGATAATAGGCCAGAATACAAGGGATACAGAGAACGCAAAACTGAAAAAGAATCTTTTTTTCGGGAAGAATCTTCCTACAACCAAACTAAAACAAGTACGGAAATGGCTAAAGGCAACAATACTTATCATTTTAATATTACCCAGCAGCCGGGCCAATCAGCTAAAGAACTGGCGCGTGAGGTAGCTGCTATCCTCCAACGTCAAAACAACGGAGCACTGCACGATGGCATCTAGTCGGGTAATGATGAAGCTTGGAGACTATAAATTTTCCATGATCACCGCTGCATATGATCAACTTGTCCGTACCAATGCATATAGATGGACCGCACAGCCCCGAATAGGACGCGAACCGGCCCGCCAGTATATCGGTCCGGGGGATGAGACCATTGAGCTTAGCGGTGTTGTTTTTCCTCAATTTTTGGGTGGCCTTGATCAGCCCAACAGGATGCGGACCGAGGCGGGAAAGGGCAAACCATTGATGCTGGTTGATGGCAGGGGCAAGGTCTGGGGTGAGTATGTAATAGAGCAAGTGCGCGAAGAGCAACCTGCCCATTTCAAGGGCGGAGCACCCAGAAAACAACTTTTCTCCCTGCGCATAGCCAAATATGGCGAGGACGCAAAATGATTAAGTATTTAACTGCTGATAAAGATATGCTGGATGCATTGTGCTTCAAGTTTTATGGACGCGAAGATGCTGTAACAGCCGTACTTGAGGCTAACCCCGGTCTAGGACGTAAAGGACCTGTTCTGGAGGCTGGAATTACAATTATCTTTCCTGATCTTCCGGAAGCTACCACTGAGCCTGATACCGCAACTGTCAAGCTTTGGGATTAACCATGCAGCCTGTTTTCAAAATACTGGCCGACAGCAAGGATGTAACTGCCAAAATAGCAGACCGACTGATACGGCTGACCGTAACCGATGAGGCCGGACAGACTTCAGATGCTGTTGAGATAGAACTCGACAATCGGGATGGAGCTATAGCCGTTCCGCGCACAGGTGCAGAACTGGAAGTTTTTATGGGTTACAGTGAATCAGGTATGAAGCGCATGGGGCTGTTCACTGCCGGAGATATTACCCTGTCAGGGCCTCCTGACAGTTTAACCATTCAAGGGCATGCTGCCAATATGCGTATAAGCCTCAAAGCTCCGCATACCAAAAGCTGGGATCAAAAAACTATTTCAGACATTGTTTCAACCATAGCCGCAGAGCACGGTTTAATTCCAATTGTAGGGTCAGATTGCGGTAGGGTTTCGCTGGAGCATATCGATCAGACCGAAGAATCCGACCTTCATTTTTTGACAAGACTGGCCAAAGACCATGATGCTGTGGCCAAGCCTGTTGAAAATAGGTT